GGAGATAGCACTGCGCTATCTCCAGGTAAAGTGAAGTTCAAGAAACTTCACCCTCCATCCAGGTCTTAGGAGACCGGAACCCACTCCACCTTAAGTACGGTGGAGTCTCTAGTGATGTATCCATGGGCCCACTTAGTCTGTGGGTCGGGATCCTGAAGGAAGAAATCCAACAGGTCATCACTAGAGCCCCGACTCGCTTTCTTCGTCGTGTGTCTTAGACATAAGGCTTTCGCCTCTCGTCTATGGAGGGTGTGAGAATATCTCACTCTTGACTGCCTCACGGCAGTACCTACACAGAACGTTGCGAGTCGGATTCCAGGTGTGCCAACATTGCTGACGACCAATTTACCTCTTTGATTTGAAGGTATCTCGTCTATCATAAATGCAGCTGTGCGCCACAATCCTCGAAGGTGAAAGTTGTTAGAAACTTCTACCCAAGAAGAAAGACGCTCAGCACCTGGTTTTAGTTGAAGGTCCGAAACGTACGTCGGGGTAATATCTTCGCCCCTAAATGCGTCCATTCCGCAAGATTCACGGAAGTGACCTAGGTAGTGTGATTTTGTCACATTTACCTTCAACTCGAGAAACTCGAGAAGCTCAACTAGTACTGGTACAGAGGATGACGGCAGTATTATGTCATCCCCAAAGACCCTGACTTTTCTCGAAATACGAGCAAGATTCCTCTTTGTTGGAGCAATCCCATCCGTAGCGCATACCGCTGCATAGCAACAGCACGCGTAGACAATTGTCTGAATCGGAAAAGTGACTGCGCTACCCTGTGCTGCAAATTTCTTAATTTGCAGACAGTCCATACTGTCAGTACCGGTTGCGTCGACGACGCTCCGTGTACGAACTGCATGAAGTGCAGAGAGAAGTGATTGGTTCGAACCAAACACTCTCTCAACAACCCAGCATGACAGACGATCTGAAGCCGATGAGAGATCAACGGTTGAAAGATCACCTGTACGCGACGCTTCTAGCGCTCGATCCTTGGAAGGATCTTGCGAAAGAAAGTCGATACTGGCGCGCAGTGGATAAGACAAGTTTTGCCTTATCCATCTCATCAGTCCCTGTTGTAGGAACTGATGGGCAGTAGGCTCAGAAGCAATAAGACGTGGACCTTTAAAGCTCTTTGGCACCGCTATAAGGCGGGCCGGTGGCTCAATATCGGAACATATCTTTTCTTCATCCTTGAAGAACTCCTCACTCAGCGATCCGAAGATCGACTGAGGAAAGGTGTTGCCTAATTTCTTAGGCCAGTGGGGGAACGAATATTTGTCCTTCCCACGCTTCAAATCGGCTACTGCACCGGGTCCATGCTTAGGAACTATGGTGTCAAGATCCACTGAACGATTTGGGACAACTCTTCCAGATATCTGGTCAAGGAGTCCGATCGCATTCCTGCATCTATTAGATAGATGAGAGGAATCGCTATCACTAAAGCGATAGCGTCGAGTGGAGTAATGATCGTTTTCCCAGCCCGCCGAAGGCGGACGTAGATCTCGATCAATTTGCGCAAAGGCTTCAACTGCATCTTTTACCCTTTCTTGGGGACAATCGATGCGAAGCTTCTTGTGCATATACAGCAATTGTCTCACTGCATAAACATGTATTGCAGACAAATCTTGATATAAGTTCCCGTCCATATTGAAAAGTAGGCTCAACAAAGAGTTATAGATCCAAGAAGATCGGACCTTTTGTTCAGTGTTAAGTTTACCAAAGGATGTAGGGACTTTATCGAAGTTGATAAAGCCTGAAGAGAGTCCGATGTCGACTAGACCTCCCAAAGCGGGAAAGTCTAGAAGCAAAAGATTCTTCCATCCTCTGGTCCTACAGATGTTGTCTGTCTTAGACAGGAACAACTTCAATTGGACATGCAGACCAGGATCAAACTCGCATAAGTCTAAGATGACGTTGCGGGCGAGACCGAGTTCTGCAATGGTTGTTGACTTCATATTTCTGGCTCCTATAGTTAGAAGGCAGTGAAGCTCAACACTATCCGAAACGGATTAAGATTCTCGGTTGAGAACCTTATCGATATTTGCACCATTCGCAAACCCGGAAAGGGCGCGCGCGTGGCCAGAGATATCGTCGGTCCGCTGAATACCAACGTTGGTTTTCATGACCATCCAGATCGAATCGCTCGACAAGAGCTGCCCCGTGATAGGATCAAAAGTGACCGTATCAAGGCGCATCAGGTGACTTTCACCTGGGAGACCATCGGCAGGAATCGTATGCTTAATAGTAAGCGTATGACGCTCTGTCCCTTCTTCCGCAAAGTAAACGGCGGAGAAGTTATCCTGGTTGATACGCGAAAACGTGATATCAACCGCATGGATTGTGATGGTAAGTGTTGAGTCAAACATTGCAGTTATCTTTCTTTGAGATATGGCCGTCTCTCGACGGTCTGGTAGCTGACAGGATTGTCACCTACCGTACTTTCTTAGAAGTGTAGCTGTAAACAGCGATCCGAGTATGGGCAGTTTCCCTACCATGGGATTTTGCTTGAACTGGACGATGCCGTTAGGAGCTCCCATCGGGAATCTTCTCTTGTACTTTAGTTTGTACTTGCCTGACTTTGTCAGGTTCGGACCTCCTAAAGTGCTAGTATCGACCTTATATTTTGTCTCAATATCATCGCTAACCATGATGGTTATTGACTCTAATGAGAAAGGCAAAATACCTCTAGTGGAGTCTAAGTATGCTCCAATATCGGTAAAATAGTCGACTAGCCACGACCATGGAATAGCATTCCATATCGTCGCGAGAGACAGATTGAGTCCTAATACTCTCCTTGTCTGGTCCCATCTTGTCTCTGCCCAATAAGGTGCAGAGAAATCAGGTTCCAGAATTGCTGAAAACCAAACTTGTTGTTTGGCTTTGGTATAAGGGTACACAAACGTGTATTCCTTATTATTCAGCGTCAGGGAAGAGTTAGGCCCGTTCACGACAGCATTCACAGAGGATAACCTTCCAGAAGCAGTGCCACGTTTGGCCATGCTCTCGATTCTAGCCTTCTGGGCTTCTAACTCCTCACCGAGGGTTAGTAGCTTATAAAGGTCAGAAATTAGTGGTTGCCACCCAAACTTAAGGGCGACATAACCCCCGGGAACGTCAGAGGGCCGAAGTTGTCGCGAGACAACTCGACCTAGATCTCTGAGCATTCCGGGTAAATCCTTCAGTTCAAACAAGAACAGAGGGAGATCCACTATAGGTGTATTGGGATTGAGCCTACTTACCGCTTGGGTATAGTAAGCACCAAGTCCAATCGTCGGACCACTATAGTCAAGATTGACTGATGGTGATCCTGGAACGATTAAGTTCCTACCTCTTTTGCCTCCAGTTTTAGAACCGGAGACAGTCCATGAAGCTGGCTCGAAATCAAACTCTCTGATTTCCAAGGGATTTTCCCTGGTTATTGGAAAGTTTGGAGATAGATCATCAATTATTCGTTTACCCTTGGTAAACACTCCGGGATGTGTTTCGAAATCCGAAATGTTTCCATCATCATCCACCGACCATGTTATCGGAAGATCCGACTTAACGGAAGGTGGCTGTGAGCGGATACGTCCCAATTGATAATCTCCAAGCAGCTAAAGAGTCTACAATAGAACAGGCGAGTGCCTGCAGGCGATCCCAGAATGGGATCG